TCACTCAGAAGCAGTCTTGATCTGATTGAGCGGTGCGGGGTCCCTCGCGGTGTTCATTGCGTCCATGGCATTGCGCACATCATCAACCAAAGCATGTGCATATTTCGTAGTGGTGGCGATATCTTCGTGACCAAGGAGCTTCTGTGCAACGCGCAGATTGCTTGCTCTTAAAATGCGAGTAGCGGCTGTGTGCCGTGTGTCATGAAATCTGAAGTTCTCAACACCTGCATCTGCAACAGCGCGGCGCATTGCCGTTTTTAAACCGGCCTCGGTGAGGGGATATCGTAAGCCACGGCACAAGCCGCGATTTTTCAAAGTGCGCTTGGCTTCATAGGTGAATACCTTTACCTCGTGGTGGCCTCGCTCTTGCCAGAGCAGATCAAATATCGCCTGTGACATTGGTATAATTCTGGTTTTCCCTCCTTTGCCTATCACGGAAAAGGCGCGTCCAAAGAAATCAACACGGCTCCATTCAAGACCGAGTATTTCCATGCGTCTGCAGCCGGAGAGAAAAGCAAACTGTACGGCCGTATCATAGCCGCGATCCAGTTGAGACATAATCTTTGCTTCTTCCATCCTTGAAGCTTCTCGGATGCGTTCACCGGATTCCCTCAGTAGGTGTGCAGACCAGATGACTTCACCTGTCCGGACTTTCCAGATTTTAGCGGCGCGAATAAGTATGGAGCGCAGCCGCTGTGTCATTGTGCGGTTTACGGTGGCCGGAGAGATTTTTTGTTCGGGCTTACGGTTAGGGATCAGATCGTTGCGGCGCTTCGCAACCAGACCAGCAACCAGATTATCATTGATCTTGCTTAGTCTAGTGCTTCTACCGATTGCTGTTTGTAGCCAATCCAGCGACCAAAGCAGGTTCTCGCGATCTTTTTGATGCTGGCCGATTTCATGCCAGTATTTCGATGCAGCAATCTCAAATGTCAGGTCATCCGCACCGAACTGCTTTTCTTCCTCGAGGAGCTTTTCAGCCTCTTTGCGTTTGGCGCGTTCTACTTGGCGCGCCTCTCGCTCCGACTTTTTGCCAGTGTTGCCTGAAAATCTACGACCTTGTAGCCGAAATTCGTAGGAGTAGGTGCCGTCTTTGTTATCCTTTCTGATGTAAACTGGCATTCTGTTATCTTCCTCTGGCTCTTGAAGGCTTCAATATCCGATGGCTCATAGCGGCGAACTTTACGCCCTCCGCGCCCGATATTAATAAACGGGATCTCGCCGTCATTCGTCAACCGAATTAGCTGCTTGCTCGAAACGGACAAAATCTTCGCAGTTTGCTCAACGGTTAATAGCTGGCTCAATCCCTTCTCCTTCCGGTGCAAGTTGTGAAACAGTAAAAACTTGGCTGCCTAATTCACGAATTAGGCGGATCAATCTGATAATATTTGTTTCGGCAGTTGAAATTTTGGTTTGCTCTTGTTTTTCTTCAGTCTTCAATAGCTCAATCTGAACAATCAGCTTATCCCTTGTCATTCTCCTGTCCTTCCCATAGCTGGAACTGATAATGAGTGCGCTGTAGGATTCTTATTTTTGAGGTGTATGCAGTGTCTGATCGCAGATATGACATGAGGCAGGATGTGAATGGCACGTGGGTGATTATCGATAGAGCCACTGGGTTCATAACCATGGTCGATGGCTCTTTGCAGATTGGCCTTGATAGGGACGCCGCCGACGATATGGTTGATTTGCTCAATAAGCTTGATCGGGAGCTGATGAGCAGCAGTAAACATTAAACTATCTGTCATTGCATGCGCACCTGTGGATGGATTGGCTCGTATAGTGAGCGACGCTTCTGAACGATTTTGGTGAGTGGCGGCTTTGGATGCTTCTTGCCGGAAAGCATTGATGACGGGCGCTTTGCGCCGATATGCTTCCCGCGAACGCTTGCAACTTTTGCTTTCTCTGCTACGTCCTGCCTTGTCTTTTTAATGTGGCAGTGAGAGTGGGCAGGGGCTAAGTTGCTTTCACGGTTTTCACCGCCGTTAATCAGTGCAATTCGGTGATCTGCATCCCATGTTTCAAAGGGGGCTTTGATCGGCAGCTTACAGCAGTGGCAGATACCAGCTGCACGATCAAAAACCCTCTGGCTCACGCGTGGCGGGATTTTCGTGTCGTCAGTCTTGCCGATCCATTCTTTGACTGTACGAGCCATCAGCGCCCCCAATCCAGAGAGCCATTGCGGTAAGGTATGCCACGTTCAATGGCGACGATTACAGCTGTGGTTCTGAGCAATTCACGCTCAAGATGGCTGTATCGCTTCTTGTCCTTCTTGGCTTTGGCGATAGTGGCCTTGAGAGTTTCAGCGGTGGCGCGAAGCTCTGGCAATGGATCATCCTGAAAACCGAGAAGCTTGCGCAGTTTTGAAATGAGGAACTGAATAATCATGCTGCCTCCATAAGGTAGCCTTGGCGTCGTGTGTCGGTGAGGGGGATATGATGATCGGCGCACCACGCCAGCGCGTATTCGAGCAAAGAGGCTGCGCGTTTAACTGACATGCGAGCGGTGCTTTCGCGGATGTTTACGAATTCACCTTCAAGCCCCGGCACAAATTCGACTTCGCCCTGCGTTGCTTTTGTGTGACCGGAAACGAGCAGAACTTTCCATTCTTCCGGTTTTCGCGGTTTGCCAGCCCATTCAAAACCAGACTTCGCAATGTCAGAACAAATTGAATGAAAGAAATCATTCTGCCCTCCGCTTCTGGTTGGTGGTGCAAATGTTGCTGTGTGGCCGTCAGGGAGAGCCATGAGTGCTCTGATCGCATTCTGGCGCACCTGCGGATTTACGATTGTGTAGCGCTGCTTTTCCATGAGGCACCTCAGAACGGAATGTCATCATCGAGATTGTCGTCAAAGCCACCACCAAATCCACCAGATTGCTGGCTGTAGGACTGTTCGGACTGGCGTGATTGGTTTTGCTGTTGGCCTTCGCCGCGACTCTCAAGCATCTTCAATTCGCCGCGGAACTTCTGAAGTACAATCTCGGTGGTGTATTTGTCGTTGCCCTGTTGATCAGTCCATTTGCGGGTTTGTAACTGGCCTTCAACGTAAACCTTCGCGCCTTTTTTCAGATATTGTTCCGCGACTTTGGCCAGATTTTCATTGAAGATTACGACGCTGTGCCATTCCGTCTTATCCTTGCGCTCGCCGCTCTGGCGGTCGCGCCAGCTTTCTGATGTTGCAATACGCAGGTTAGCAACCGGCTCACCGGATTGCAGGCGACGGATTTCAGGATCAGAACCAAGATTGCCGACCAGAATAACTTTATTGACTGAGCTGGCCATTATGCTGCTTCCTTTGTAGGTTCCTGTCCGTAAGCGCGAATACGCTCTACCAGTGCCGCTTTTTCATCGTTGAAGCGGTCAATCTCATCGGACATAGCTTTGATGTACGGCTCATCGCGGTAAACGCGTGTGACCAGCATTGGCAGACGAGGCCAGTAAGATACGAAATCCCACCATTCACGCTCTGAAATCCAGAGATTGCCCTGTACCTGTGCTTTATGCTCAGGCGGTAGACGATCACGCTCAAGCCGATCAATCTGGATGTGAGGAAGGGCGGTCTTAATTTCTAAACCGCCATCGGTTCCAATCAGACTATCAGGGCTTGCGCCTTTATCGCCGCTACGGATGAAGCCGACTTGATAAGGCTCAACACTGTTGATGAAGGCATAAGTCTCACGCGCTTCATCTTCCATCAGCTTGCCGCGCTCCATGTGCGGGGTTGTGAAGCCTTCTGCGAGTTCACCGGTGATAATCTCACCAGCAAGCTTGCGCATGTATTCCGCACGGGTTTTGCCTTCGCCTTTCGCCATGACAGTTGAGAAGCGCGATGCCGTGGGGATGCCAGCGCGAGCGGTAAACCATTCTGGTGAGCCTTGTTCGATATCCTTGAAAACCTGCATCATTGCGCCATCCTCTTCTTGCGTTCTTCAAGAAGGTTGACTGCTCTGTCGTAGTTTTCAGAAATCATTTCTGGCAGAGAGTTGATTTTGCCGAGGCGGCAAAACGCTTCAATGTCAGAGCCTGTTTCTTCGATGAGCTGCAGGAGGATTTTCACCTGATCTAGTGAGATAGTGCTGTATTGTTTGGCAGACTGGTTATTGCCGTCTGTGTCGTCACCAGTACTGATGTTGAACAGCATGCAAAGCAGGTACCGGCGACCATAGGTGGCTGTACTTCCGAAAGCCTGAGTGCCGGTTTTATTGACCTTGCCTTGTGCTCCTGCGCCATCAACAGGGATTTCCCCCACGCCATTGCGTGAGTGACCTTCTGCGTGGGAAATCTCCCAGACAATACGCAGTTCGCCTTTATTATTGTAACCGTCCGGCTGAAATGAAACGGCAAAACCATGCTTATGAATGGTTGGCATTGCCTGTTCTTCGATTGCCGCCAGATCAGCATAGCGCGACTTAGTATGGTCGTTGCCGCGGTTCTTGATCACGACCGGTAATTCGGACTGGCATTTTGACATAGCGGCAAAATATGCCTTCTTTGCCTGACGCTCTTCATCTTCACGGGCGCGGTCTTCCATGCGCTCCTTCATGTCGAGCATCTTCTCAAGGCGATCCAGCGGGATATTCGGATCCATTGCGATACGCTCAATCATGGAGATCATCGGCGCATCGGCGCGATAAGATTGAGTTTCTGTAGGCGTATGAATTTCAAGTGCGGCGCTCATGTGAGTTCCTTTCAATGAATTCAATATTTGAGGGTGACGTTAGGAACTAAACCGCTGACCATGTGGACAACGATCTTCTGAGCCTGTTCCGCAGATATGCCGGAGCACTCAATCAACTCAGCGACAATTGCGTTATTGATCGTCTTGCGGTGTTCTTTGTCGGCATAACGGCGGCGCTGTTCAGCTTCTTCCGCAGCCTTAGCGTCTGCTATGCGTTGACGTTCGGCAGCAGCTTCACGCTCTGCTTTTTCACGTTCTTGAATTACGGCCTGAGCAGCGCGTTCTTCGGCTTCTTTCGCGGCACGTTCTGCGGCTGCAATACGCTCCTGAGCGTCACGGTCGGCCTGTTCACGGGCTAATTCAGCCGCCTTAGCCAATTCCGCTTTGCGATTTTCTTCGGCAATACGGTCGCGCTCAATCTGCTCAGCCTTTTCACGTTCCGCAGCCTCAGCCGCCAGACGTTCAGCCTCGATGCGTTCACGTTCAACAGCCTCCGCTCTCAGGCGCTCTAACTCAACCGCATCTGTTTCTTGCTTCTCGGCTGTGGCCAGTAAGTTTTTGAGCGTTTCAATAGCGGAGTTGCGGGCGCTCGCTGCCTGATCAGCAAATTCTTGCCAGACTTCGGTACCGACTGGTGTTTTCTCAGCATCGTTCAGAAGTTCGCGCAGATCAGAAGATGAGCGTCCAAATCCAACCTTGCTCAAACCAGCAAGGGCTTCCAGACGCGCCTTATGGCCTTCAACCCGCTCAGTTTCCGCTGCTTCCCACTCAGTGAGAGGTTTGCGAACTTCATCGCGCAATGCATCGAGCTTGGTTTCGATGATATTACAGGCGGCGTTTACTTTTTTTGTCTGGTCGCGCCAGCCTTCGGTTAGTTTCTTGCCTTGGCCGATAAGAGCGGTCTTTGTCCGTGAAACCTTATAGGCGAGGGAAGCAATGGCATCGCGGCCAGTCTTGGTTTTCAGGTTCGGTTCGTGCTGATCAACCGCTTCTTTGACCTGTGAATACAGCTTTTCAAATTCTGCATCATCGGTGAACAGTTCCGCTGTCATAACAGCAGGCAGATTGATAATCAGGTCTGTTGATGTAGAGACCGCGCTCATGAAAATGCTCCGACATAAGTGAGTAAAACAGCCACAAATATTGACATTGAGGCGAGGGCGCAGAGGTCTTGGATAAAGCCGGTCATGCGACTGCTCTCAGGGCAGGCTCTGCAATTTTTTCAACGCGATAACCAAGCTCATGAGCGATGCGCACGAAGTCATCGACTGCGTTGTCACTGTAAACTTTTGCCATGGCCGTGTTGCTTGAGTGTTCATATGCGTGAGCCATAGCCGAGGCTTGAGCAACATTGGCGGCCAGTAGAGAGATACGGTAATAATTGACCATCACGCAGCCCTCCGCAGAGGCGTTTCGCTATCCTCAATAACGCGGGTCAGGAGTGCATCATTGCTTTCGGCTAGGCCTGCAAGCTTACTCGCAAGATTCATGGATACGCCTTCACCACGAGACAGGTTTGCACCGTCAACATAGACCGCGTTTACTTCAAGAACCGGCTCGCCGTTATCCCAGATCAGGGACACGTCGACTTCACATTCAAAATCCTGAAACAGTGTAATGCCGAGAGCTTTATCGCTCAGATCAGTGCAAAACGGGTATCGCATGTTTCTCTCCATCGTTTAGCGGATCGGCGGGTGCTTCTTCGCGCTGTTGATGGGAGTAAAATACCAACTTGGTATATTTAGTCAATACCGTTTTGGTATTTATTTTGGTATAAAATACCATGCGTATTTGCCCCCGCACCCCAGCCATGCTAGAATCAGGTCAGCAAAAAGCCCGCACGAGGCGTGCTAAGTTTAGTGTTAGGGCTAATGTCAATTTAGTGTTATTGTAACCTCCTGCCTTCAGATGGGCTTGCTCCGCAGTCTTTGAAGGCCGGAGGTAATTCTAATGATTGTCTATAAAAGAAATAATGATGCGTTGAAGCATGAGGCATCAACAGTAAGTAAAGTGCATTCACAGGTTTGCAAGGCAACCTTGACAGATGTGGATAGCATTGAAGCTCAAGAGTTGATGCAGTTCCTCAATGAGCAATATAAGAGAGGTATCACTGACCATAAGAGGTTATTGGACAGGAGCCTTACTCGCATGAATACTGATAGTAGCTATAAGATGAATTCTCAACGTTAAGTTCTTTAACTCTGGAATACATAATATTTTTGCATGGCACATTCTCCCCTTTGTAATCTCAGGGGAGGTGAGCCTCATCGAATGCACAATATCTATGGAGCTTAAAATGCATATCCAGGAGATGTCCCGTGGTGAAATTGCTTTGATGCTTGAAAGAGTGAGTATAGGCCATCTAGCTTGTTCAATTGAAAATATGCCGTACGTTGTTCCTGTTCGTTTCGTTTATCATGATGGCTACCTCTACTCGTTATCCTCTGCTGGTAAAAAATTGGAAATGATGAGTATTAATCGGAATGTCTGCATTAATTTTTTAGAAACTAATAGTCGAGTTGACTGGCGTAGTTTGGTAGTAACAGGAATTTTTGAAGAACTTCCTCAATCATTCGATGAAAATAGTTCGATGAAGCTTGCCCATAGGCTATTATCCAAGATTCCAGAGTGGTGGGAGCCTGCCTATACTCGTACAGAACTACGAGGTAAGGAAAGGTCGCTTATACCTGTTTATTTCAGAGTTTCAATTCTTGAGACTACTGGGCATCATACGCTGGATTAAGGTCTGGACACCAATTGACTGTTTTTATCGGTATAACTGCCTCGCATTCTCTCGATGATTTTTAGATGCCGCACAGTCTTTTGCTCTCTGATATCGATTCAAATCAGCCTCACGTCCTTTCGGTTCATAAATAACTCCAGCATTCGTCCTTTATGGACGCAAACTGAGGTGGAGGGCGAGCGCTCATATATATGCGCCTGCGCCTTGAAAAATGGGTTCTTTTCTATAATTCGTTAGAAAATCCTAATGAAATAGGAGGGGAATATGCCAGCCGCAGTTAATAAGAACGGCTTGGTCAAGAAAGACATGGATATAATTAGTATTGCGTCTTCACATGTTTGTTCAATGACTTACATCAAGCAGGATAGCAAAAAAGGTCAATCCCTTCAGAGGGAGGCCCTCCAACAGTATCTGGCAGGGCACAATTCTCAGAAGGATCTGATCGATACGCTGTTTATGTGCGTGCTCAAAGAGCAGTTACATGCTTTGAAAGTGGCAAAGCGTAATCGTAAAACCCATATCTTGTCACGTTTTGGAAAAAGAAAAACGCCGGAGTAACCAGCATGCACCACAACTCATTGTTGTATTGCAATATACTCCTTGGCTGAATACTAGGTGTTGACGCCCCGCAGAGTTATTTACGAAAAAGCTATACGTTGCAATAATCGCCGCCGTCATAGCGCTGATCGGTATTTGAATCGCTGTATTTGGTTGTCGGCGGTTTAATTCGCATAGGTATCTGGTGTAGAAGATTACTATTATTAATTGCATGGCGCTATTTATGCGCCTCAAACCCCTCCTCCTACATTTAGCAGGCTACGAAGTGCACGCTTAGTTCTCATTCTCCGGCACGTTTAATTGAGTTCTCAGCATCCCGATTGCCATGTCTGATGCTCGTTTAAAATCTAGCTGAGGGCTCTGGTCTATTTCAAGCAGTGTTAGTGCTTCTGTGTAAATCTCGGTGATTTCGTTATCGGAAAATATGCCTTTGCGCCGCAAGGCAGATACTAAGGCGCTTATTAAAGCACCGGAAACAAGTTGACTGGCGGTTACCCCGTCCATGCGTAGGTCTGGCTGCATAATTATCTACTCCTTAAAATATTCTCCACAGACATCATACGCTTAATTGTGGGCGTAGATAGTGGGTTGCACCACATATAGTGTATCCTTAACCATCCGTTAAAAACCTGTTCGCTTGCGCCAATTCGTTCTTGATGTGTTCTAATTTTCTGGAATGATAGAGGTTTGTGGGAACGGAGATTCTGATGCTTTCACAGTGTAGCGTACCTGATGGAATTGCAGCAAACCCAACAGATGCCGATGTGCAGATTGCTCAACGGCAAATTCAATCGGTCGAAGATCAAGCGGCATCACTAGCACGGGCAATGCAGAAAATGCACGGCGGCGATTGGCGATATTTTATAGACCCTATAGCGAAGAATGTATTTGTAACTCAATTTTCGCCAGCTGGCGTTGTGAGAAAACGGAGATAGGATAGTGCCTGCGCTTTCTGCTGCTCATTGAGGCGAGATACGATTGCCATAATGTCAGAGTCCAGATCGTCACCCTTTGGAAACAACAGAGCTTCCGCTGTTGTATTTAAATGCGGGGCAAGGCGCTCAGCCCATTGCTTGGTCAGCGTTCTATCGCCATCTTCTAGCCGCTTTATCTGCGGTTGTGAAGTTCCAGCAAGGGCGCCTAACTCTTTTTGAGTAAGGCCTATTTTTTCGCGCAAGCGCTTCAATTGTGACATGCGGACATTGTACGGGAAATACAAACGGTCATCAAAAACCATATTGGTATTTTTCCCTTGATTATAGATACCAATTTGGTATTCTGCCTTCATGTTGAAGCTCAAACAGTATCTTGAAAAACATAAGATCACCCATGCCGCCTTTGCCGAAAAGGTAGGCGTCTCACAGGCGACTGTTAATCGTTATGTGAGCGGTGACCGCTCCCCGTCAAAAAGAACAATCCTTAGGATTAAGGAAGCAACAAAAGGCTTCGTAAAAGAGCGGGATTGGTTCGTTCAAATGGATCGCGCAGCATGAGCCGCGCGACCCAATTCATCAGTTTCATATCACCGGTTATTCCTCCCGCCGGTGAGGCCGAGGCGGTTTCTTGCCCCCGCTTGATCGTCTCGGCCATCAATTCCCGTCCTTTGGCGGTGTATCTGCGCATGTCTGTTTTTGTTCAGTATGCGCAGCGCAATCTTTCCCACTGGCTCCATGCACTGGTTGCTCCTGTTTCGTTTGTCCCTCGCAAGGTCAAACGTAACGGAGAGGCTTTGCAATGTCTGACAAAGGTTTTGAAAGATCTGACAAAATGAGTGTCGATTACATCAGAAACGCCAGAGGAATGTCTGAGTTCATACTCAGCCGGTCTTATCGCGGCCCCGGCGATACTGTTGAGGCGGCAATGCATCGTGCAGAGCGTAGTTTTGGCGCTCCTGCAACTTGGATGCACCGGCTGAGATATCGAAACATCAAGGATATGCCTGTGTCTGCGTATGGAGCGATCCTGCGCGCCTACACGCTCGCAAAAGAAACATCACAAAAAGCATACGAGGCCGAGAGGGAACAAGCACATGCCCGTAATTCGAAACTTATTGGGCTGGCTGATCTTGCGGTCGGGGCGGATGGCCAAAGAGCTGAAACAACGGTTCCTCCGCTTCTGGTCACGCATGATGAAGCGACGACGACCCCAGAATAACCGGCAAGTTGAAATCAATAAGAGGCGGCAGGAATGAGACAGGAACTGAAAATCCCACATTACGCAAAACCAGTTCTTTCCCGCCTTCGTCAGGGCGGGGCTCTTGTCCGGCAGTCCTCAACATCAGAGGAAGCTACTGCAAAAGGCAATGGGTATATTTATTTCACACACCCAGACGGCAAGACCGTCGGGGCAGCATCTGCATTGTGGCTTATCGCAAATGAAATAGTTCAGCCTGCGGGTGATGATCTATTCGGCGGTTCGCAAACGTATCGGGTGGCGCATGTCTAATCGTTTGAGCCACCAAGACATGGTCTTTGCTATGCAGAAGATGCTGTACAGCAAGGAGCTATGGATTAAGACGCATGGAGCAGGCAAAGCTCCGCGTCCTTCACATGAAGTCGAGGAGCAGCGCAGCCTTTGTGATGCTCTTCGGCAAGCTGTGTCCGATTACTCTGTTGCAGCTTCCAGAGACAGGAGCGTGGCATGAGTTTTCAGGCAATGGCATGGGCTGTCCAGCAAGATTTACCAATGCGTGAAAAGATGGTTCTCGTGATGCTCGCCAATTATGCAAGCAACGAGCGTGGTGATTGCTACCCATCTATCAATGCTCTTTCCAAGGATTGCGGAGCAGGGAAGGACACGATTATTCGGGCGATTAAGACGCTCGAAGAGGGTGGATATTTGACCATCAACCGTCGGCAGCAAGAGGGTGTAAACCTCCCTAATACCTATACTCTCAATATGCAGGGGGTAGTAGCTAATAGCGACTACGGTAGTCGCTCACAGCAGGGAGGGGTAGTAGCTGAAAGCGACACTAACCTATTATTAGAACCTATTACTTCTTCACTACGTTCAGAAGTTAAGGCGCGAGCGCCTGAAAAAGCATCTGCTCAAAGCGAATTGATGAAGGTCTTAGATCAGGATCACGCAAAGGCTGTTATCGATCACCGCAAGGCGCTCAAAAAGCCGCTCACTCCGCACGCCGCCAAACTTTTGGCATCTCAATTTTCCAAATGCCCAGACCCGAACGCTGCAGCTGATGCGATGATTGAGAACTGCTGGCAGGGCTTTAAGCCTGAGTGGCTGATTAATCGTCAGCAAGCGCAGCGCCGCGATAATCCGGCCAGCCGCAAATTAACCCACACCGATATCTGGGCTGATGCCCTGCGCGAAGAAGGGATTCTCCCGAATGAACCAGATAGCCACGGCACAGACTTACTCGATGCAGGTTACGGAAACCGACATCAAGAAAGCAATGTACATCCTCTCCGTATTGCCAGCGCAGGGCGCTACTGATCCGAACCTGACCCGTGGTGTTTATCTTAAGGCGCTGGAGGGTGTGACCCGTCACAGTCTGGAAGTTGCGACTGACAACATCATCAAAGGCCACTCCAATCTCGAGCATGGTTTCATGCCGTCACCACCAGAGCTTCGCCGCGAGTGCGAACGAGTGATGAAGCCCATCAATGACAGTGCGCGATATGTGCGTGAAGTCGATCAGGCAAGGGTTGAGGCCAAAGGCCGTAAGCACAGTAGTCCCGTCGATGCGACCAAGAACCGAGACATTCTGGCGGTGAATATTGATCACGGCACATGGACAACCACTGGCAAGCGGACATTCCCAGATGGTTCACTTTGGGAAGCTAAGACAGGCACGGTTTATGGACCGGTCAACCATGCATTCAAACAGGCAGGAGCCGCATAATGAAAACAGAAGTGGACTTTGGATGCCGTGGTTCCAGTGTTGAAGACGTGAGTATCTATCGCGGGATGAATCCTAAATTTGTTCAGCGGGTATGGAAAAAGCGTCGATCTAAACAGCGTGAACATAAAACGCAGACGCATAACAGCACCATCCCTGACGTTTTAATATCAGCTGCGTTGCTTGTTTCCATGCAGTTCGAGACATTTGAGGAATTGCGGATGATGGCCGCTGATCTGTTCAATGTCCCAAAGGAAACTTTGGATGAGAAAAACAGAACTGTTCGTGTTGTTCGA